CGATGTGATTTAATCGGCATTCGATATCGCCAAGCCCTGTCTCTTCCGGCGTTTCCACAAACTCGTAAATGTCGGCTGTAAACCCGCCCTTGTAACAGGCATCCGTAACCAGGACGTAGTCCCCAAATTTCAATACGCTGCCGTATGTGGCGCTGGCCTTCATCTGCAGTTTTTCCATCGTAGTAAAATCTTTCACCGCTATTCCCTCCGTTTTCGGTATTTTCCCATGCCTTTATCCGATGCTGAAAAGGTAGCCGTGTGCCTTCTCATATTCATCGGAGCCAAATGCCTTATGCGGGCTGTTGATCTCCACCAGCCCCTCCAGCCTGCAGCCGTTCTGTGTGAAGAGCCATGCAGTGTCAACCGCACCGCTCCAGCCGGAGGAAAAGGTGAAATGGCTAACGCCGTTCTCCCGCAGGGCTCCGATCATGCCGGCCACATCCTTATCCCAGACCACCTCATGGAAGTCAATGTATTCATTCCCGCAGTCACGCGCTTCTTCGTAAAGGCGGTAAATCCTGACGCTGTTTTCACCCGCCGTGCTGATGCTGTCCATCAGTAAATTGTAAGCATCCCTTGCAGCCTGCATCCCGGCTTCATCCTCCGCGGCCTTTGCCGCATTGTACTGCTTTTTCAGTTCCTGCACCTGCGTATATGTTTCTGCAAAAATACTATTTTTCATGGTGTGTGCCTCTGTTTTTTTTGTTTTTTCCCTTTCGGTAGTACACATATTACCGTCAGCCGGGAGATATAGCAATACGATCACTACACAATCATCCTGCCTTAAATTTGTGTACTTTACGGCTGCATAGACCGATGAATTGTTTCCAAAATCTGCTCCTGCTCATCGGCCTTTACGCCAATGCTCTCAAGCGCCTCACGGGTTCCGCAATCCGGGCATAAAAGGGTTTTGTTGTCCGCCCTCGAAAGGGCAGGCGCACCGCTGTATATCTTCCCGCAGCGCGGGCAGGTCTTGATCCTTATCTCATTATTCTTCATGGCAGTTCCTCCTGCTGTTCTCCACAGCTTTCAATAAAACCTCTTCATCAAATCCAAAATCACGGTACCCCTCAAGGCAGGTGCGGACATAATATCCGCTCGGCACACCGTGCGGTCTGTCCTCATGCATGATGTAGACATAAACTTTGCGGTTTCGGATTTTCCCTGTCCGTATTCCCCTGATGGGCAGTTTCATCTCTGCCTTGTAATAAAAGGCAGGGAATCCCTCGTAGCGGTCGAGGGCCGCTTCATCCTCCTCCGTGGTCTCCCACACGGCAACGGGAACGCTTTCTCCTGACTTTGGTTCAACGGTAAGGTAAGAACCTGTCTTGCTGCCCTTGAAAAGCAGTTCATAATCCGATATCTCAGCCGTGCCGATGATCCTTGCCGACGGGCATCTCATTTTCATCTGCCGGATGTTCAGGTTGCTTCCGTAAGCGATATAATATCTTTTTTCCATAATGGTATCCGTCCTTTCCGAAGGGTGCGGGTCGCCAGTGGCGGCCTCTGCCGAAGGCAGAAGCACCGACCGGGCCGGGAGGCGGGACTCACCCTTCTACCACCTTAAGACCGCCGAAGCGGTCGGAAAGGTGGCAGGAGGCTAACCCCTGCGGTCCCTTCAAGCGGCCCTGCCGTTTCTGAAAGCGGTGTCGCCTGCAAGCCTTTTTGTTAAGATCTCCCTTGCCGTTTTAAACTCGTCGCCGATAAATCCAAGCCTCAAGAGCCAAGTCCTCATTGCGTATTTCGGATTCTCTTTCTGCTGTTCCTTCGGTGATGCCGTCCTCACTTCCTTTGCCATCTGGCTGAGTGCGAGGCAGAGCTGGATATATGATTTTAACTGTCCCGCATGAAGGCCATTCTGTTTACCGTCTGCAGGTGCGTCGAATTGGAATAATCTAAATTCAATTGTCCCGTGTGTAAAGGTAGCATGGTAGTTGAGCATATGGTATCTGCTGTCATTGTAATGGTGTGTCCTGCCGTAGTTTGCACCGTTGGAGGTGTACCAGATGTCCGCAAGCTGTGCCATTGTCTTTGGCTTTTTCTTATTAAGCTGTTCTAAGAATCTTGGTTCAACCGTCCTGCAGTAGCGGTTCATCCTGCCCCTGTCAAGGTTCAGGGCATCCGCTAAAAGGCTTTCATGGCTCGCCATGATGTTCGCAAGATTTCTGAGCGTCTGCGGTGTGTGTCCGTTTGCACCGATGTGGCAGTGGATTCCGCAACCCCTCGTGGCATCACTCTTTGCGCCTGCGTGTCTAAGCTGCCTGATAAGTTCCTGCAGGAGCTCCATGTCCGCATAGGTGAGGATTGGCGTCACCAGTTCGCATTTTTCGCTGTCCGGCCCCGCAATGCTGACATCTTTTTGGAATTTCCACTCCCTGCCGTCCGCGTCCCAGGCTGACCATGTGCTGTAGCCGTTCCTGCCCGCCGTGTTTTCATATCTTCCTGTGCCGAAGAACTTAGCCGCAACCTTCGCCGCCTTATCCCTTGCAATGTTGTTCATCTCAACCTCGACCCCTATGGTCTGCTTTTTCATTTCCTCAACCTGTCTTAAAACCTTATCATTCATGGTGTGTACCTCCGCCTGATCTTTCTTTGTTTTCCCTTTCGGTGTACACATATTAACGTCTGTCCGGGAATATAGCAATACGATTACTACACAATCATTCCTGCAATATCTTGTGTATATTTGTGACGGATACACCTAAATCCTGCGTATTTCGTCCTCGCCGAAGATCACATGGAGATGGCTGCCATTGTCCCACGCAACCATGACCGAAGCCGTGTCATCAACACCCGTTACGGTCCCTTTTGTTCCAATCGGGGGAGCCTGGCAGTCATCCATTTTCAGAAGCTCCACCCTCGTTCCGGCAGGGTACTTTTTACGCACCTGCTCCACAATCTCCATGCTTGGAAATTTCATCTGTGTCATCCTCCTTTTTTGCTCCGCTTTTAAATGCACTGCTGCCTTTGAGATTTTTCAGCAGGATCTTTCTGTCCGCCTTGTATTCCTCCCCGATAAATCCCAGGCGGAGCAGGAAACACCGGAAAGCATACTTTTCATTGTCCACAGCTTTCTCTGTTGCCGTGATGCGTTTCTGCTCTTTGCTCATTTTGCAGAGGGCAGATATAAAATTAGTGCAGGCCCTTGCCGTACCGCTGTCCGTTTCTGAAAACCAGGGGAAGGAAACCTTATCCCCATCAATTTCAACCGGCAGCTCATCAATACCGAATGCCTTTTTGATCAGGCTGTCCTTTGCTTCAAGCAGCTTCTTGAGGTTATCAATATTCGCTGATCCAAGCGGCATTGCCACTGTAAGCCCCACGTTTTCGTCCTGTGGGGCAGTATCCGTTCCCGCCGTATCATTTTCCGCCGTTTCTTTCGGTGCCTCTGTGGCGGCTTCCTGCCCCTCTCCGGCAAAGCCCCTTTCTGCAAGCTGCTCTAACAGATTTTCAATCTCCACGCTGTCAGCCCTGCCATCAAACTCCACCGTCCCGTTTCTATCAATACGAAAATAATCCACCTCATAAGCCGCCGTCGGCATTCCGAGATATTTCGGCCGGACTTCCAAAATCTCACCCATCGCTGTTACGAGCGCCTTGCGGTCTGCCCCTGTTACATGAAACTCAATCCTCATCGTGAGTACCTCCTTCATTTTTCGGTACTACATATATCCCTCTAAACCGCAGAAATAGCAAGTGTTTTTACAGAAAAAAAGTCACAATAAAAAGTCCGGGAACTGTGAGTAGTACACAATCCCGGAAAGCACGAAATATGCATTCCCTAAAAAAATACCGTTGCCCCACATTTTATACTCGGCACTATCGGAATGCGGGTTCTTCAGCCACTTGATAATCTGCTTATCGGTCTTTGGCTTTGAGGAAGTTCCCATGATTTTGCGGTGAGTTTCAAAAACCTCACGCCAGAATTCCAGCTCTTCATCCGTGGGACTTTCTGTCCCCAGATCCGCGCACCACCAGTCGGGAAAGCCCTGCAGCCTTGCACATTCGGTCGGGGTCAGCCTGCGGACGATATAATGTGGTTCAGCAGACTGCTCCTTTGCCACGCAGGGCGGATCTTTGTAATCGGTAGCCACCAGCGTGTTTGCCAGTTCCTTCTCAGCGATAGTATGATGGGAATTTTTGCTTGTGCAGTAAACAGGATGTGCGACGGCATTTGCTCCTCTTGCAATGATAGGAGGCTCAACCTCCTCATCAACCGCTATGCCGAACTGGGCGTTTTTACCCTGGTTAAAAGCGGCACGGTCGATGCCATAAGCTACCGCATGGTGGTCTGTGGCATTCAAAGTGAAAGACACATCTTCGTTTATGCCGCTGCCCTGGGGACCGTTTTCATCTTTTCTCCCGATCATGGAACCCTGCAGGGCAACAACCGCCATCCCACCCTGATTGCACGATGGATTGCCGCCGTTGGCATCAAGCGTTCTCACCGTCTCAGCTTCATAAAATCCGCTGTGCGGGTTATCCGACTTCATGGAGTTGCTGTCTTTGGAACATATCCCATAAACAACAGCCACGCCGCCCTGGTTGGAATCGGGAGCATTGCCGCCTGTGTCAATCGTCCTCGCCGTTTCCGTTTCATAGCAGTTCTGGCGGGCGTTCTTCGTCCCTTCGGAAGTAAAACGTACATCATAGCATTTTGTATTTTCAAGCACAAACGGCTGGTTGTTGCCACCCGTGCCGTAGGTAGAAGATACTGTCGGAGCGACATCCTCAAGCTGACGGTACCGTGTATCCTGGCTGTGATTTTCAAACATAATTGCCGCAGGGACAGTGCCGGCGCGGAGTGTCGGGGCGGTTTCTTCTTCATAACCGATACCCCTCGCTTTTGCCGAATGTTCCGTGCAAAATCCTGCCGATTCCATGACGCAGGGCGGGTGGTGCGATTCTGCACGGAGGGTACAGGCCACGTCTTCCGTCACATCCATTCTGTTCCCGCCCTGGTCATTCAGACATATCCTGCCTGCTGTTCCAGCGCCCTCTTTAAAATCTGCGGCAGTTCCTTGCCACGAGCGGAAGCCCTGCGGAGTATACCCAGACACGCCTTCTGACTCAAATAATATTTTTCCGGCACACCCACCTGCAAAATCTGCGACAAGGTAGATGCGTTTCCTTCTCTGGGGAACTCCCCAAAACTGCGCATCGAACACCCTCCAGGCGACGGAGTAGCCGTCTCCCAGGATTTCCCCTGCATTCTGCCACTTTGCAGATCCAGGAACATACATACAGGGGTCTTTGACTTTGCAGATCTCTTCGAGGACAGCTTTGAAGTCTTCCCCTCTGTTTGACGAGAACGCCCCTGGGACGTTTTCCCACACCACAAATCTTGGATACCTGCCATCTGTCTTACACCTCATTTCTTTTACGATCCGTACCGCCTGGTAGAATAAATTGCTGCGTGAACCACCGAGCCCCTCACGTTTTCCCGCAATGGACATATCCTGGCAGGGCGAGCCAAAAGTGATGATATCAACGGGCGGAAGCTTTGCACCGTCAAGCGTGGAAACATCGCCGTAATGCTCCACCTGCGGCAGCCTTTTCGTTGTGACACGGATAGGGAAAGGCTCGATCTCCGACGCCCATAAAGGGGTGATACCGGAAATCAAGCCTCCAAGTTCAAAACCTCCAGAGCCTGAAAATAAACTCCCAAGCGTTAATTTTTTATTCTCCATCCGCACCGACCTCCAGCTCATCAAACTTTATGGCCTGGCTGTCACGCACCACATACACATTTTCCGTTGTACCTGCCTGTTCGATAAACCTTTTCACAATGACATCGCAGAACTTTTCATCAAGCTCAATGGTATGGCACACACGGTTTGTCTGCTCACAGGCGATCAGCGTAGAGCCGCTGCCGCCGAATGGATCAAGCACGATACAGTTGCCCATGCTGGAATTTTTAATCGGATAAGCAACCAGCGGAACAGGCTTCATGGTCGGATGGTCACCGTTTTTCTTCGGCTTGTCAAATTCCCAGATGGTGGACTCCTTTCTGCCCGTGTACCACTGGTGTCTGCCTTTTTTCTTCCAGCCGAACAGCACAGGCTCATGCTGCCACTGGTACGGACTCCTGCCGAGCACAAGGCTCTGCTTTTTCCAGATACACGTCCCCGAAAGATAAAAGCCTGCGTCTGCAAATGCCTTCCTGAAATTCAAGCCCTCTGTATCTGCATGGAATACATAGATACTTGCGTCATTCTCCATGACCTTTTCCATGCAGGTAAAGGCATCAAGCAGAAACTGATAAAATTTGCTGTTTTCCATGTTGTCGTTCTTGATCTTTCCCGCCGAGCCCTCATAGTTTACGTTATAAGGCGGGTCCGTCACCACAAGGTTTGCTTTCTTTCCGTCCATCAGAAGCGTGTAAGTTTCCTCCCTGGTGCTGTCACCACAGAGCAGACGGTGGTTTCCGAGCAGCCAGAGGTCTCCGCTTTTTGTAACGGGCGGCTTTTCCAGTTCACCATCTACATCAAAATCATCGTCCTTCACTTCGCTGTCTGTTTCAAATAAATCTGCAATCTCGCTCTCGTCAAATCCCGTCAGGCCGACATCAAAGGACTCTGCCTGCAGAGCCTCAATCTCAACCCTCAGAAGTTCTTCATCCCAGCCTGCGTCCATTGCCATGCGGTTGTCTGCCAAGATATATGCTTTCTTCTGGGCAGGGGTAAGATAATCCGCAAACACACACGGCACTTCCGAGATACCCTCCGCTTTTGCCGCTTCAATCCTGCCATGTCCGGCTATGACGTTATAATCACGATCAATAATAACGGGATTGATAAAGCCGAATTCACGCAGGGACGAGCGGAGTTTATTTATTTGTTCGGCTGAATGCGTCCTCGCATTGTTCACATACGGTATCAGTTTCTCCGTAGATATGAGCTGCATTTCCGTTGTCGTTTTCAATTACCCGCACCTCCTGTCCAGCAGCTTATACAAGCCTTTCTCCGCACCCCGGATGTCCCCGGCAAACGCCTGCCCCTTGATGGTGCGGTACTGCTGCCTGGTAAGGTTTTTCTTATTGGCATTCAGAGTGTCCATGAATGCCGCCAAATCTGTTTTTGGTTTCATAATCAGTTTCCTTTCCTCGCCCGGAGAAGCCGCTCCATCACATCATCCTGCGGTGTGTTCCCCGAAAACTCTACAGAACAGTTCTCCTTCACGATCTGGTATATCTGCATCCAGCAGTAATTGGTCTGTTTCATATAAGACTGGCTCATGGCGACATAAGGGGATGCGATAGCCGCCCCTGTGGTCGGATGCTTTGCAAGAAACCCTGTGGAAGAGACGATCTCCTCACACTGGATCCAGCGGGACACGCTCATGGCATACTGCTCCACCATCTGGACAGTGACCAGCCTGTCACAGTTCCTTGCTTTCAGCCAGTTGTAAGTTTCACGGTAGACTTCCTCCGCCACCAGCTCACGGCCGCTTTTCTGAGGGGATTTCAAGAAGTCTTTCACCGGCGGCACATCCACGCCTTCCAGCTCCGCAGGCTCCATCAGGACTTCCGCAGAGCGCCCCTCGCTGATTTTCTCCGTGAGCGCCTTTGGCTTCCTGCCTGCGCCCGGCCTTGCACCGCCGCGGTTGCTGCCATCCTTTGCCACTGTTTCCACCCCCGTTTCTTTGATTTCCTTTGAAAAAATGCTGCGGAAATCAAACGCCGCAGCATACAAAAACCATATTGAATACTGGAAAATCCAAGGGGTCAATACCCCGTTTGATTTCCGCTTTTTATGCGTGTGACCCCGGCACCGTTGCCCGGCGGTTTCCATTTTAGGGATTTTGACCGCCCCTGGGGTCAGTGCCACCTGTCGCCGCGCTCTGCATGAATCCTTGAATGGCAGGATTTACACAGGGAAATTAAATTGCTCCTGTCATGCGTGCCGCCTTCGGACAGAGGTTTCTTATGGTGTACTTCCTCGACAGGCACAAGAATCCCTTTCCCGTAGCACAGTTCACAGAACGGGTGCGTCTTTACATAGCTGTCACGGATTCTTTTCCATGCACGCCCGTACCTACGGCGTACAGCAGGGTCCCTGCCATACTTCTCGTAGCGTTTGTTCTCAAGCTTCGTGTGTTCCTCACAGAACCGCCCGTCGGTAAGTTCCGGACAGCCGGGATAAGAACACGGCCGCTTTGGCTTCCTCGGCATCAGCTCCACCTCCTTTTTGGCATAAAGAAAGCCACCCACAGGATTTCTCCCGTGAATGGCCCGGTGCTTTACGCAATTTTCTATGATACTATCATACCACGTTTCCCTGTGCCAAACTACGGCAAAGTGTGCCAACATCAATCC